CGAAAGCCGAAATTCTAATGCCATCTTCGGTGATGAGTGCCATCTGCGGAAATTCAGCTTTCGCGCGCCAGAATACCGCACATTCGCGCCGTTTCCGCTGCTGCTAATTTTGGCGGTCTTGACTCGTCTCCGCACATCCCCAGAAAACTCTAAAGGGCGTGTGTGCCCAAATTGCCTGCGCTTTCGCTCTGTGTATTTTTCTGTGCGCTTTTGGTAGCGAGCCGTCCTGGCGTGCTCCTTGGTGAACCTGTCGTCACGCATGTCGGAGTGAAAATACCACCCCGTGCTCGCCCATGCTGTGGTGCCCGCCTGCGTGTGGACTTTACGCAGGTGTCTCGGGGTGGCTCCGCGTTCCTTCACCTTGATGGCCAATGTCATCGCGTCACCCCCCAGCGTATCGCTAACTCTGCCGCCTGTGCGTTGCCGTACGTGTCGTATTCATCCTCTGCCGTGTGGTACAATGCCGCAAGTTGGATCTGCGTTATCTGGGCATATTGCCGCGTTAGGCTGAGTTCCCACAGGCCTGGGTTGTCCGTATCCCCGCTGTGAATAATCCCGCCGATTGTGTTTTTGAACAGCCTGTCGGCCTCTTCATAGTTGGTAAGGACCGCGCCCGGCACGTCCTGCTCCAGCCGCACATAAACAACTCCGCTGCCGCCGATCATCTCATTAAGCGTGAACCCGTCGCTGGTCCCTGTCCACACTACCGCAAATGGGCGCAGCGACTGGTTATACGACAACACGCTTGTATCTTCTCCACTACGCGGCATGGGTGGCGCATCGTAATAGATACTGCTCTTCGCAGCGGTTGCGTTTGCAGCACTCACCCACGTTTGAAACGTCGCGCAGTTTGCGAGCATATCGCGGATACGCTCTTCCGCTTTCGTTATGCACCCACTTGCTGCTGTTGTCATCGTCGCCTGAAGTCCGGTCTGGTGTGTTCGTACAACTCATGCCGCTCTAGCCTCACCGTGACCTGGTACTCATCCCGATATACCAGTTGGGCAATGGCCCAGTCCACGCCGCTAATACGCACCTTTGCTCGCAGATTTACATCTGCCAGTGACGCTGCGGCCCATGTGCACTCTCGGATCCGCAGTTTGGTTGTAATGCCGTTAGACTCTGGCATCTCCGTGCGCTCGTCGAACAGTACCGCCGTTACCGCCGTCTCTTCTCCGGCCGGCGTGATATACGTTACCGCTGACCCGAAATAGTCCGTGTCGATCAGCCTCTCCATATCCGCGGCTAGTTGCTCTTGAAACGTCATAGTGTGCCTAATAAATCAGGGCCGGCCAGTACGTGACCGACCGGCCCTGTTGCGAAAGGGGGTAACTTTCACCACCTCGTTATTTATCACGCGCCATAACTGGTTTTGTACGTGATTCCGAACTGGGCAATCTGCAGTGCCGGCGTGCCGGTTCCGCTCGCCTTGCCAACTTGCGCGTAAGGCTGCACGTTTGTGCCACTGCTGACGCTTGACATATCGAACGTAGTGCCAGCTGCAACACGCTCGCCGTCGATAAAGAACCGCACGTCGCTCAGTCCCTGGCTGAAATCAATCAAAAACCGCTTGTAAACAGCCGCCAAGGTTTTGCCGGTCGCCTCGTCGTCGTTGTCGGTCGTGCCGTCGTCGGTTTCGCACACCACTGCGGACGTGCTGGATGCTCCTTCAATCTTAAACCACGCGTTAGTGGCCACAGTATCCTCATCGTCTGCCTGTGCGCTCCCAACGCCCAGCGTAACGACCGTGACCGCATCGACGCCCGACACCTTAGCGACCCACCAGACGTTGCTGATGTCGTCGAGGTCGTAGTTTACCACGTCGTTCTGATACAACGTGATATTCTGCGCTTCACTCGTGTTGGTGCACGTCAGTTTGACACTGCCGCCATCCTCACTGGTGCCCGCATAGGTTGGCGCTCCCGCAGCGGATGTGTCGGAAATCGTCCAGCCGTTCATGCCTGGCGTGGTGCTCAGCGTGATAGCATAGTCAAAATTGTCCACTTTCGTATGGGTCATTCCCCAAGCCATATCCAAACTCCTTGTTATCTAGTCACTGGTAAGACGACTGCCAGAGACACTAGCTGTTGCCTTGGTACAGGCCGCGATAGTCGATGGCCTTGGCACCAAACGTCTGGCGGATCTTGTAACGCACCGCATCCACGGTGAACTCGTCCTGGCGAGCCAGGTACGGGGTTTCTTCACCCTGCAGAAACGTCAGTTCGACGGTATCAATCTGGTTGGGCTCCGCTGCCAAGTACCAACCCGTGGCGCTTGTGCCGTCGAGCACAGCATCCACAACAGGCATAAGTGGGCGTGGGCCGTTGGGGCCGTACAGGTTTTGTACGCCGCTGTTGTAGTTGGGCCGCTCGGCATCTTCCGTCGATCCAGCAGTGTTGCTCGGGTCAGCAACGCTCCGCGTAATCTGGTACGCGGTAGCCGCCAACGCTGCCGGCACGATCAAGAACCGTGGCGTCACGTTCAGCGTCACATCGCTGCTGATGCCGGTTTGCTTCATCATCACCGTGAAGCCAGTGTTTAGTGCTGCCACCGACAGCGCCGTGGCGTCCAGGTTCTCGCCGTGACTCGATCCGTGGAACAGCGCCACCCCGTCCGAAAGTGCTGCGTTGGCAGTCAGGACGGAATAACACACCTTGTTGATCTTGCGCCGCATCGCATAGCCCTGCTGCGCGGGAATGCGGCTGATGGCGTTCAGATCGTCGTTAACAATCGCCTCAAGCGAAATGCTGAAGATATGCCCGTACTTATCTGGGGTGTACGATTCCTTGTTGTCGCTGACGGCCACCTCACCATACGGCGAGTTTTCCGGCACGATCGACGGATCGGGAATCTCGCCCAACCGGATGCGGTTGATCGTCTTAAAGTCCGTCGTGCTCGGTGCCTGACGTACCCATAGCGGATACGTGACCTCTGCCTCACTAAACGCCATGAGCAGCGTTTTGTTAGCGGCATCGAGCAGCACGTTTGTGAAACTGCCGGTTGTGTGGTATGCCGCAGCGTCACGCGTCATCAGATCCAGGCGGAACGCCTCGCGGACAACATCGTGTTTAGACATGCCCCAGGTGCGAGTGCCGGACTGTTCGACAAACATGCGAGCCATCTCGCAGAGTCCCACGTTGCGGAAGTCCCGCGTAACGGGTGACTCAATGAGCCGCTTGACCTCTTGCACGCCCTCAATGGCACATTGCTGCCGTGCGTTGGTATGGACGGGAGTGCCGTTGACCTCGTATTCGCCGCGTGCGTGCTTCTCCGCACGATCCACATTGACGCCAACCAGGCAACGGTTAATCAACGCGCCCTTGGCACCTTCCAAGAACTTGTCGGCCTCGGATTCCATTGGCGTGATGGTCGGGCCTGTGCTCTTTTCGCCCGCCCGCCGCTTGGCAATCTTCTCCAAAATGTCCTCTGACACCTGCTCCGCGGTCAGGCTGCTTGCCGTGTAACTGGCTTGCTGCTGTTGGCTAATGCCGTGGAGGCCGCAGAAATGGGCAATTTTCGCGCATCGCTTCCGCTCGGCTTCAATTGCCTGACCTCGCGTAACCTCGTCCACCGGATCCGGTTCCTCGGGCTCGGCCTCCTGGCGAACGTCAAGATTCTCTTCCATCCACTGTTCGATGCCGTCATCCTCGATGTCAGCCGGCATCCCGCGCTTGAGACAAAAATCCCTAAGCTGTGACATTTGATACTCCTCCATAAACTCTTCGGGACACACGTAGGCACGTAAAGCCGGTGCATCAAGTAACGCTTTTGCGTTCTCATCAGCGCCAATCGGCACTGCGGAACCTTCTCGAACCTTTGCACTCGTAACCACACGGGTCGGGCCGCTATAGTCCTTCCCGCTAATTGTTTTCGTTTCTCCGCTTCGCACTCGCTGCACTTGTGTGGGCTCAAACCCTATGGAAAAGTCCGTTAGGTGCCCTTCCACGTACAACTGGCGCACCGACTGTGCTTCGTCATTACTGGCAAAATACGCAACCCCTCGCAATTGGTCCCCTTTACGCGTCAGGTCGCGGATAGATCCAATCACATCTCGGGCGCGGTCGCGGTTGTGGCTGTTGAGCAGTGGGAGCTGGCGCGGTAGCTCCAAGCCGTCCATCCGCAGCACCTCACCCATAATTGCGCGCTCGCTGTGATCCCACATACGCACGGGTGACTCTGTGGCAAGTATGAGCGGGATGCCGTCCGCGTCGGTCGTGCCGTCAATCGACACTTCCCCGGCCCGGTAGCACATATCACACTTGCTCGGCGGTAGCTTCCTCTTTTTCGGCATCTGCTCCCTCGTCTTTTGGTTCCTGTGCTTCTGGTGGCTCCGGTGCCAAACCGAGCGCGTCAATCAGTTCACGCTCCTTGGCTCGCTGCTCCAATGTGTCGTTTAGGTCGCGGCCTCGCTGTCCCAACTCATCCGCCAGTGTTGTCAAATTCGCTTCCAGCGCCAGCACACTGGCCTGCGCCTCCTTGGTTGGGTCAACCCATTCCCAGCCCGGCCGCTGCCACACGTGCGACGTATAGCCCGCGTAGTCTTCCATCAGTTCTTCGGCGCCAAGGCCTTCGAGCTTGCCTTCCGCTACTGCCGCCTCGATGAAGCGTTCATAGATCGGCTCGCACAAGTGATGCACTAGCCACTCCTGCTCCGCGCGGAACTCCTTGCGATCTTCTAAATCGCTTGACCTAGCGGAGCTGTAGTTTGTCTTGGTGTAGTCGCGTGCCATCCGCTCATAGGACAGGCCGCTGCCAACGGCTATGGATCGCAGCATCAGGTTGATCCAGGCGTCAGCCGAACTGTTAGGTCTGGATGGGTTAATTGTTTCGATCTCTTCCCCGGGCAGCAGCCTGGCAACCATTCCAGGTTGTAGGTACTCAAACGTATTGCCGTCGGTGTCCGTGTTGTCGCTGTCGATTGTGTCCAGTAGCCCGCCGTCTGCTGGCCCGCCAAGCGTTTTGATGGCCGCAGTGAAGCAGGATGCCACGGCGCTGGCTTGCAGTTCGTTGTCCACGTAGTAGCCAAGCTGTTTGAGCCAGCCCACCACCGGGGCGAACATCGACACGCCTCGCGTTTGCCCAATTCGGTCGATCTTATAGAGATGTAAGCACTCGTCAGCCGGCACACGCTGCGGCGTTGACCACAAACCATTTATATCGTTGGGGTGGTACGGGTAGATGTAATAGGCAACAGGCCGGCCGAGCGAATCCACCTCTACACCGCGCCGGATTTCGTTTTCCGTTTGCTCGGACTTGCGGAACGTCTGCATGTCGTCCGCAATGCGATCCGCGTCAATCATCTCGATGGCGAGCGATACCGGTCTGGCCCGGTCATTCTCAAGCCGCGTGAAGTGAATCAGGCATTCCCCCGCCTCTTTCACCTCCTGGTACGCCAATTGCTGGATTTCCCACAAAGTCAGCCGGCCGGCCGCGTCTGCGACCCTCGCCCAACGCCCAAAAACAGCCTCGATTTCTCGGTTTGCTTCCTCTTGGCCGTCAATTCGCGCTTGTGGCTTGAACCCACACCCAACAACATTTCGCACCAACGCCTTCATTACACCGCGTGCGTATGCGTTGTTTCGGACCAAATCCCGCGCTCTGGCCCTGATTGTGGACGCTGCTGACTGCAGTTCCATGTCAGCCGAACTATTGGAGGCGAGCCAAGAGGCGTTGGTGCGGTCGTGTTTGGCCGCATCGTAACCGCGGCGTTGCACCTGCGAAAATACACGCCTGGCGTTGGCCCTACGGGCTGCTCTGGCCGGTGCAAACCAGCTAATTACACGATCTAGCGACCTGCCAATCAACGTGGTACCCTCGGTTTTCCGAGTTTAAAGATGCCAGAACCGCCGCGCCGCGCCGCCAACCCTTCAAGGATGGCGGTAGCCTGCACTTGATCGGCGGCCTTGCCTTTTTTCACGCGCCTGCCTCTTGGGCTAATCTCGTACTCCTCAATCAGCCCATCAGCGGCACTGGTTAACGCGTCTCCCGCATTACTCGCTGCAGATGAATAGTCAGCCATATGCTTCCTTTCCGATGCTAACCCTAGTGCCACGGCGGTTTATTTGTCTATTGCCAGATTACCATGCTTACCGCGTCTGCATCGTATCCACGGGGTCCGCAGTATCTACCGCGATGCCCCATGTCCAGCCGCACTGCCGGCACTTGCAATACCGTTTTCGGCTGCGTGTCGCATAAATGTGCGTGGCTTCTGTACGGCAACACGGGCACGCTGGTGCCACCACGCGTTGGCTCGCTGGCTCACCCGTGCGGGGTGTTACCCGTTTTCCGTTCTTCGTTCGCGGTTTTGTGCTTCGTCGTTTCCCCATTATCGCATCCCCTTTACCCATCCACCCTCGCGGTTAAGAAACTGCGTACTCCTGCTCGGCCGCGCGGTACGCTTTCTGTCTGGCGTGTAGCTCTCCGTGTTTAGGAGCTGCGCACCATGTAAACTGGCTGCCACGCACGCCATATACGTGGTATCTAACCAGTGATTGTTGCGGTTGACTTTCTTCCAATACCGCTTCAGCCCCTTTTCGGGCACAAACTCCTCTACCTCGATTTCTGCGCAAATATGGTGCGAAAACGATACGTGGTCCCGCTTATCGCTCCCGAATAGCGTTAAGCTGCCTGGCGTTTCTTCTGGCGTGATGAATCGCTGGTGTAGCCACGACTTCCAGTAGTCAGAGTCCATACCCACCAACCACACGCCAGTGGTCTGCTGCAGCGTCATAAAGCAGTGTTCTCCAACACGCTTGGCCGCTGTCTGCTTGTCAGGTGCGCGGAAGTATGATTTGCGACCGTCCGTTGTCTCACCGAACCCTTTAGATGCCTTAAACACCTTCTGGCCTGTCGATTTCACGAACTCGTACACCGGCCGCTCTTTCCAGCCGCTATCTACAAGGCACGTTTGGATGGGGTGTATCTCCCCGTGCGGGTCGTGGTAGTCGGCGCTCATCAGTTGGTCACGCAAACCATATA